CAACGGCACAGTATTGCAGTTAGATGTACCTCGTGCAGTTAGTGTAACGACTGGTGCTGGTACTCCAACGGCTCGTAACTTCACAGTTTCTGGCTATGACTATTATGGTCAAGCAATGAGTGAAGTTATTGCAACTGGTACTGTTCAGTCAACTACGGTTGCTGGCAAGAAAGCCTTCTACCAAATCGTATCCGCAACCATCTCTGGTGCATTGGGTGCAACAATTGCAATTGGAACTACCGATGTGTTTGGTATACCAGTGCGAGTAACTGATGGTGGTTACATTTGCCACGTTGGTTGGGCTGGTGGCTTTGCGCTTGATACGGGTACTTTTGTTGCCGCCGCTACTGCTACTGCAACAACAACTACTGGTGATGTGCGCGGTACTTTTGACCCATCTTCAGCGGCAGACGGTATCAAGCGTTTGGTGTTGGGAATTATGTTACCCGCCATTGCTGTTGGCCCTAACGCTACTCGCGTTGGCGCTCTCGGTGTTAACCAAAACCTTGTTTCCTAATAGGAGAGCAATATGGGACAATTTAAACCAATGGTCAAAATGATGACCACAGAGCCTACAGTTGAGTTAAAACTCGCTAAAGGCGGTCATGTAAACATGAAAAAAGGTGGTAAAGCCGAATCTGGTCATAAGAAAATGGCTATGGGTGGTGGCGCTTTGGACATGATGTCAGGAACTCCTGCTTTGGTGGGTCGTCCTGCTGTTAATGCTCCTGTTCGCGCACCCGGCAAGCCTTCTATGGCTTCACGTCGTAAGGCGATGATGGCTAAGCCTGCTGTCACTCCGTCTGGCCCTCCAATGCCTGCGCCTCCAATGAAAAAAGGTGGCAAAGCTGAAGGTGGCGACATGGCGCAAGACAAAGCAATGATTAAGAAGGCTTTCAAGCAACATGATATGCAAGAGCATAAGGGCGGAAAAGGCACTTCTCTCAAGCTGAAAAAAGGTGGCATGAAGAAGTATGCAACAGGCGGAGCAATTCCTTCTGAGACAACTTCTGGCTCTTACAAAACCACTTTAATGCATCAAGCTAAAGCTGACCATTCACCTGCTAAAACTGGCGATGTAAAGCTAGGCAATGCTGGTGGATTTAAGATGGGCGGCAAGGCCAAAAAGTATGCTACTGGTGGCGTAACTAAGTCTAACGCTGGTGGTTACAAAAACGGCGGCTCGACTGGTAAACAGATTCCATCTGAAAGTATGTCTGGTTCGTATGCAACAACCCTTGTAGATACAGCAAAGCCTGACCGCTCTCCTGCGGGTACAGGCGGTGTTCGTTATGGAAACGCTGGAGGCTTTAAAATGGGGGGTAAAACCTCAAAAAAAGCCTACGCGGCGGGGGGAACTGTTGATTCAGGTCGTCCCGTCGCGATGCCTCAAGGTCGTAAGCCAACACCTGCTCCAGTAAGAATTAGCCAATTGGCTGGTACTTATAAGACAGGTGGTCGTGCAACTCCTGCGGAAGCCCGTTTGTTAAAGATGAATAAGGCTGAAAACGCAACCGCTATGCGTCAAGCTAAAACTGACAGCAATCTGAAATATGGTTCGCCTAAGCGTATGGCTGGTGGAGGTTCGACTTCTGATTATGAAGATGTATCAAAAGGCGCGTATGACGCTCACTATGCTCGTGAAAAGGCAGAGAATGAGGCAGACCGCAAGATGATGACTGATGCTTTAATGTATTTACCACGCCAAGCTAAGAAGGCTTATGCAAGCCTAACTGGTCAAGGCGCTGTAAGTGACAAAGAGAAATCAATGCCTTCTTCAATAAAGGGTCAGGGTTCTGTTACAGAGCGTGAAAGGTCTATAACAGTTTCGCCAGCAGGTAAAAAACGCGGTGGACGTGCTTGTTAAAAACTAGTAGGGGGTTAGCCCCCTACTTTCTTTGGAGATTGAAATGTCAACATTGACAAATGTATTTTCGGCACACGCTGATGCGACTGGAACCATTTATGCGGGAGCAACAAACCTTGCTGGTTACCAAGCATTATCTGGCGGAACTGCTGGAGAAATAGTTTTTCGTGATGGTGGCTCTGGTGGAACTGTTCTTATGAGAATTAATATTCCTGCCAACACAAATAACCCATTTGCAAACATTATTCCCGGCAATGGTATTCGCTTTACGTCTAGCATTCATGTAACCTTGCCAGCAAGTGCGGCAGTAACTATTTTCTGCGGCTAATCATGCCAAGCAAATCACCAGCCCAACATCGTTTGATGGAGGCGGTTGCTCACAACCCCTCTTTTGCTAAAAAGGTAGGCATTCCCACAAAAGTTGGCAAAGAGTTTGCCAAGGCTGATGAGGGAAAAAAATTTAAAGGAGGAGGTCTGTATGACAACATTCATGCAAAGCGTGAAAGAATTGCAGAAGGTTCTGGCGAAAAAATGCGCAGAGTTGGTAGCAAAGGTGCGCCAACTGCTGAAGCGTTTAGGGAGTCAGCAAAAACCGCCAAACTAAAAGAAGGTGGGCCAAGTTTAGCTGTTGGTCGAGGCGAAAAATTATCAGTAGATAAGGGCGCAGGACTTACACAAAAGGGTCGAGACAAGTACAATAGAGAAACTGGAAGTCATTTAAAAGCGCCACAGCCACAAGGCGGTTCTAGAAAAGATTCATTTTGTGCGCGTATGTCTGGCGTTGTAGAACACTCAAAAGGTGATGCTCCTAGAGCAAAAGCATCGCTGAAGCGTTGGAAATGCTCTGGTTGGTAAAGGATAGTTATGGCGTACTCTGACACCTACGGACAAACATACAACGTACAGACGTTGATTGACCACGGCGCTCGTCGGTGCGGTAAGTTGGCTGAAGAACTAACTTCTGAGCAAGTTTTGACTTCACGTCAATCGCTAGGTTTCCTTCTTTCTAACCTCATTAATCGAGGTATTCAATATTGGTGTATCAGTAAAGAGGTTATAGGGCTGTCTGCGGACAAATACCGCTATACCCTACCTAGTGGTGCTGTTGACACTTTAAACGTCTTATATCGCACATTAAATCGCCCCGTAGGGGCTTATACATCATCTGCTGGTGGTACGGTTGCAAATCTGTACGATGGCAACGTAGACACCTATACCCAACAAAATTCTGCAAATGGTAGCTTTACCGTCAATTACGGTACGTCTGACCCTATTTATGCAGGCTCTATTGGATTTTTACCTTATATTGCCAATAATGGGTCTGCAACGTGGAATATTGCACTGCAATACTCGATGGATGGCACGACTTATTACGACTTAGAGAACCTTGGCGCGATAAGCGTTAGCGATAATGTATGGGTATGGACAGATATAGACCCCGGCCAAAACGTCCCCTTCTATCGAATTAAAGCCTCAAGTGGCACTACTCTAGCCCTTCGTGAGTGGTATATAGGCAATAACAGCACCGAAGTAATGATGTCTCGTCTAAATCGCGATGACTACACAAATTTACCAAATAAGAACTTTACAGCAAACCAACCCTTCCAATTTTGGTTTGACCGCACAATTCCGACCCCAACTATCTATTTGTGGCCTACCCCAAGCAATCCTTTTGTCCAAATGACTGTATGGTATTCCACGCAAATTATGGATGTCGGTGCTTTAACGGATGAATTACAGATACCTCAGCGTTGGTATGAAGCTGTTATTTTCATGCTGGCTCATAGGATGAGCCTCGAACTCCCGCAAGTTCCTATGGATAGGGTGAACTATCTTGAAAAGATGGCGGATAAGTATTTGTACGAAGCAGAGCAGGAAGAGCGCGATAAGTCGCCAATTTACTTTGCCCCTAATATTTCAGTTTACACAAGATAATGCCTATTTTTCTTGACACCGAGGGACTCACTTCACTTGCAATCGCGGTATGCGATAGGTGCAAGATGAAGCGTACCTATGTGGACTTGAGGCCAGATGGAAACAGCCCCGGCCTTCGTGTATGCGGACAAGGCTGTTGGGATACCCTAGACCCCTACCGTTTGGCGGCACGGAAAACCGAAAGGATTAACCTTCGGTTTGCACGCCCTGATGTGAGTGTTGCGGCTAACGATAACTACCTAATGACTGGTAGTCAGAACATGGATGGCTCCAGCCAATTCCAAATTTCGACCGAACAAAATACTCAAACTCCTACTAACACAGGGAACAAGGACACTATTGCGCCTAATCCCCCAGACAATACGAGTACATAATGTCAGCACAAGTCTCCATATTACAACTCCCAGCCGCAGGCGCTATAACAGGCGCAGAGGCTGTTCCTATTGTCCAAAATGGTGTGACGGTGCAGACGACTACGGGCGCGATTGCAAATTCGCCTACGCAGACGTACACCTATTTAACGGTCACCCAAACACCTCAACTACCTAATAGTCGTTATGTTGGCGCAACAAATGGTTTAGTAATTACGGATGCAGGCGCTCAAGGACTCTTTAATATAAGCACTACAGGCGCTTTATTGTCTTTAGTGAACTCTGGTACTGGCTTTCAGGTAAAAACGTCTTCTACAGCTATTACCAATCGTTCTATAGCCGTTTCTGGTAACGGCCTTGCAATTACGAACGGAACTGGCATATCTGGCGACCCAACCATCGCTTTAAGTGGTCAAGTATTGAACTTGGCAAATCTCAGTGCCAATGGTTTGATGACCATTTCGTCTGGTGGCGCTATTAGCGCGGTGACTCTTTTAGGTACAACAAGCCAAATAACTGTTACTAATGGTAATGGTGTAAGCGGTGTACCAACAATTTCTTTGGCAGACAATCCTATTTTGGGTGGTACTGCTAGTCTTACTTTACCTATTGGAGCGACTGGAAGTCGTCCAGTAGCGCCAGTCAATGGCATGATTCGCTACAACTCAACGACTGCGCGTTTTGAGGGATACCAAGGTGGGGCATGGGTTACGTTAGGTTCTGGTGATGGAACTATCTCAGTTGTTACTGGAACTGCTGACCAAATAACCGTTGTCAATGGAACTACGGCTCCAGTCATTAGTTTGGCTTCTAACCCAATAGTGCCGGGTACTGGTAGCATTGCCTTTCCCGCAGGAACAACAGGACAAAGAAGTCTAGGCCCAATTAATGGGATGTTCCGCTATAACACGACTACAGCAACCTTTGAGGGCTATGCTAATGGTGCTTGGGGTTCAGTTATTACGGGTTCTGGCGTTACTTCTGTTGGAACTGGAACTGGACTTACTGGTGGCCCAATAACCTCTACGGGAACTATTTCTATAGCCAATACAGCAGTTACTGCTGGAACTTATGGTGATTCTTCAACAGTCCCTCAAATTATTGTCAACGCACAAGGTCAATTAACTTCTGCGGTTGGTGTATCTATCTCTGCTACGGCAATTGGTGCTGTAACTTCCGTAAGTGGAACTGCTAATGAAATTACTTCATCTGGTGGTCAAACACCTGTTTTGTCATTGCCTACGGCTTTGACCTTTACAGGTAAGACAGTAACAGGTGGTGCATTTAACATGACTTCTGCAACTGTTGGGGCAGATACTGTTGCAACTTTGACAGCAACTCAGACACTAACAAACAAGTCAATGAGTGGCTCTAGTAACACGTTTACTAATATTCCAAACTCAGCGCTGACAAATAGTTCTATCACGCTTGGAACGACTAATATTGCATTAGGTGGGACATCTTTAACGCCTGCTGGATTGACTTCAGTTACTGTTACTCAAAACCCTGTATCTGACTTGCAATTAACAACTAAACAGTATGTAGATGGACTAGTAGCAACAGGGTTGACTTATCATCAACCAGTACAAGCGGCTACAACTGCAAGCCTTGCATCAACTACAGGCGGTACGGTTACTTATAACAATGGGACTGCTGGTGTTGGAGCAACTATAACTTTATCTGTTGCGTTAACTGTTTTAGATGGCTACACCCTTTTGAACACCAATCGAATTTTGGTCAAGGATGAGGTTAATCAAGCCTATAACGGTATTTATACATGGGCAACAGGTGGAACAGTTTTAACTCGTGCTACTGATGCCGACACTTACGGCACAGGTATTGACCAACTCAGCCAGAACGATTATTTCTTTACACAGAATGGTACTGTCAACAAAGGTACTTCATTTGTAGTTACTACGGTTGGTGTCATTACTTTTGGTACAACGGCTATAACTTTTGCTGAATTTAGCAGTTCACAAGTTTATACTGGCGGTACAGGTATTACTGTAGCGGGAACAGTAATTAGTATTACGAATACTGCTGTGACTGCTGGTGCTTATGGTTCAGCAACACAAGTTGGGACTTTTACTGTTAATGCGCAGGGTCAATTGACTTTGGCAGGGAACACAACAGTAACCCCAGCGGTTGGTTCTATAACTGGTTTGGGTACAGGTGTTGCAACGGCTTTAGGGGTCAATGTAGGCTCTGCTGGCGCTTTTGTAACATTTAATGGCGCATTAGGTACACCAAGCAGTGGTACGGTCACAAATTTAACAGGTACTGCATCAATTAATATTAACGGTACTGTTGGTGCTACAACGCCTACAACAGGAAACTTTACAACAGTCACTGCCACTACAGGCATTTTTGGAGGAACATTCTAATGTCACAAGCAGGCTATACGCCCTTATCTCTCTACTACAGCACCACTGCGGCGGCTGTACCAACTGCTGGTAATTTAGCAAACGGTGAGTTGGCTATCAATATTACCGATGGAAAGTTGTACTACAAAAACAATGCTGGCGTAGTCACTCTGCTTGCTGGTTCAACAGGTAGTGGCCCAGCGGGCGGCTCTAATACTCAAGTTCAGTACAACTCCTCTGGTCTATTGGCTGGCTCTGCCAACTTCACGTTTAATGGTACGACTGTAACGATGGCTAATGATGCCTCTATTAGTGGTATTACTGTTGGTCGTGGTGCTGGTGCAATTGCTACAAATACAGTTCTTGGTGCTAGTGCTTTAGCATTTAATTCAACAGGTACTTTAAATATTGCCATTGGTGCAAATGCTAACAAAACCACAACAGGCTCTAACAATATTGGTATTGGACAGTATACCCTTGGTGGTAATGCCGCAGGGGCTACAGGAAGTAGTAATACAGGTCTTGGTGATTACACTATGTTCCAGTTAACATCTGGTGCAAGTAATGTGGCTATAGGTCAATCATCACAACAATTTACATCTACAGGTAGTTATAACGTATCTGTTGGAAATGGAGCATTACTAAACAATAGCACTGCATCTAATAACACAGCAGTAGGCTATCAAGCAGGGTATTTAAACACTACAGGCACAGAATTAACCATACTTGGTACGGGTGCTGGGTACAACATAACTGGCAGTTATAATACTGCATTAGGTCGTAGTGCAGGTTCATCAATTTCTACAGGCACATACAATACGGCTGTTGGTTGGCAAGCCATGAGTAACGTAGCTTCTAACTATGTTACGGGTTCGTATAACGTAGGTGTTGGCCCGTCTGCTCTTGCTAATAACACCACCGCCTCTCAAAACACATCCGTAGGTTATCAATCGGGGTATAGCACTACTACAGGCGCAAATAACACAACGCTAGGCTATCAAGCAGGATACCTCATAACTACGGGTGGAAATAACGTAGCACTTGGCTCAAACTCAATGTACAGTGGGGCTGTTACTGGAAACGGTAATTTTGCTGGTGGTACTGCCGCTTTGTTTGCCTTAACATCAGGTTCGCTTAACGTAGCGATTGGCTGTTCATACGGAGCAGGCACAGCAGTATTAGGGAGCAACGCTACTGGAAGTTACAACGTGGCGGTTGGAGTTGGTTCATTAAATGCAAACACTACCGATAGCAACACAGCGGTTGGATACCTAGCGGCAAATACCAACGTCTCAGGAACTAATGTTACAGTAGTTGGCGCTCAAGCAGGATACAACATAAGAGCGAACAATAATACGGCTATTGGCGTAACTTCTATGTATGGAAGTAATGGCGCAATAACAGGTACATTTAATACTGCTCTAGGTCAAGGCACTTTATCAGGTAATACTAGTGGCTCTTACAATCTTGCGGCAGGGACTTCCGCACTTGGTCAAAACACTACAGGTCAATCTAACACGGCTCTTGGTGGATTAGATACAGGCACATACTCTTGTATGTTTGCAAATACTACAGGTTCATATAATACCGCAGTAGGTAGTGGCGCAATGAGGTCAAACACCACGGCTGAGGAAAACGTAGCAGTCGGGTATCAATCACTTTATTTAAATACAACAGGTGGATATAATACTGCCACAGGCACATATGCTTCATATGCTAATACTACTGGGTCATTTAATTCGGCATTTGGTAGAGCCGCGCTTTATTATAATACCACTGGCTCAAACAATACTGCATTAGGCTATCAAGCCTTACAAACAAACACAACAGCATCTAATAACACAGCCGTTGGTTATCACGCTGGGTATAGTAATACTACAGGCGCACAAAATGTGTTTGTTGGTCGTACCGCAGGATATAGCACAACAACGGCAACATCGGTTACTGCTATTGGTGATAGCGCAGGTTATTCAAACACTACAGGAAATATTACCGCTATTGGTTTTGCTTCTTTAATTAACAATAGCACGGGCGCAAATAACACCGCAGTTGGTGAATCTGCATTGCGTCTTAACACCACCGCCTCCAATAACACAGCAGTAGGTTATCAGGCAGGGTATAGTAATTCAACTGGAGTGCAATCAAATTACTTAGGTAGACAAGCAGGATATTCAAGCAATGCAAATTATTGCACCATGATGGGTGACCAAGCAGGTTATGCTACAACAGGCGCAAATAATACTTTTATTGGGTATTATGCTGGTGGACTTATCACTAATGGTGCTAAGAACACTATTCTTGGAGGCTACAACGGTAATCAAAGTGGTCTAGACCTCCGCACAGCAAGTAACCATGTTGTTTTATCTGATGGTGATGGAAATTGGAGAGCGTATTGGACTAACACAGGAGTAATGATTAATACTCCTACCGCTGGTGGTGAGAATGCTTTTATTTGTCAAAATACTAGCGGAACTGGTTATGGTATGAGTATTGGTGTAGGCAATGATTCTGCTTCTTACCGTTACATGGAGGGATATTCTCTTTCCGCAGGGGCGCAAAGAATTGCTATTTACACAAATGGTAACGTGGCAAATACAAACAACAGTTACGGTTCTTTATCTGATGTTAAATTAAAACAAGATATTGTTGATGCTTCTAGCCAATGGGATGATATTAAAGCCATTAAGGTTAGAAAATATCGTTTTAAAGATACTCCAGACGCACCTTTACAAATTGGTGTAGTTGCACAGGAAATAGAACAAATTTCTGCTGGCTTAGTTATTGACCATCAAGATGAAATTAGAGATGAAAACGGAAAAGTAACGGGTTTTGCTAATACCGTAACAAAATCTGTTAAATACTCTGTTTTGTATATGAAAGCAATCAAAGCACTCCAAGAAGCAATGGAAAGAATTGAAACATTAGAAGCCCGATTAACAGCATTAGAATCTAAATAGGAGAATTAAAATGGCAACAATCTTTACAACAAAAGTAACATCTATGTACACTTTAAACACCCCAGACCCGCAGTATGTCGTAAATTGTTTGTGGGAAGTAGTTGGCGTTGATGGAGAATATACTGCATCTATCCAAGGCAACACACAGTTTGACTCTACAGACCAGACTACATTCGTGCCTTATGCAAGTCTAACTGAGGCATTAGTCATTAGTTGGATTCCTGAGAACCAAATAGACAGCGCACAGGCTTGTGTACAAGGACAAATAAATTCCTTGATTACACCGCCTACAAGCCCTGAGAACACCCCTTTACCTTGGGTAACACCTTCGGCATAATAGAAGAAGGGTGAACCGCTGACCCATAACAGCGGAAATTTTTTAAAGGAAAATGGCAATGGAAAACACAATCTCTTTATCAACCAATTTGGTGAATGGCATTCTTCAGTATTTGGGGAATCAACCATATGCTCAAGTAGCAAATTTGATTCAAGGCATTCAGCAAGAAGCCCAAAGTCAATTGCCGCCTGCTGAAGCAGAAGAGCCAAAAGCGGAGTAGTGTATGGCAGAGATTGACCCTGTTAAAGTTGGCGTTATGTGGCAAAAGATGGAGACTATGGAACGAGAAGTCTCTGAACTGCGTGCTGACGTCAAAACACTTTTAGCAATGGCTAACAAATCTAAAGGTGGCTTATGGGCTGGGATGATGGTTGTTTCAGCAATAAGTTCTTTAGTGGGGTTTTTCTCTCATTATTTTTCTATTAAATGATGCCAGAAGGATTCTTAATTGACAAACTAGCGCCAGCACTTGGTGGTTTGTTTGGTGGGTTAAGTTTGGCAATGTTTTGGACTCCTGAGAAGCTACAGGAAAAAGGTAAGGTTGCATCTGTCTTTATTGCTGGTGGTATATCTGCAATGGCTGGCTTTGCGTTCACAGGACTAGCGGCTGAAAAAATAGGCATTGGTTCTGATAAGTTAGACGTATTAATTGGCTTGGCATGGGTGTTAGGGTTATGTAGTATTGCTGTAATTAACTGGGTATCCAACTATATGGTCAAGCGAGAGCATATGGATATTGGAGAAGTGGCAGACGAGATTAAACATAAAAGAGCAAAGAAATGACATTAATTCATTGGCTCATGTCTATTCTAGTCATTGAACTAATTGCAGTCTTTGTCGTAGCTTTCTTAGCATTTTCAGGATTCTTTACAGATATGCGTCTGTTGTCAAAAATTGGCATATTTGTGATGACAACAGGTTTAATGGTTCAGGTGATGCGTTCATTGCATTACTTTGAGTTTGGTGCGTACCCCGTAGATACTTTGTTTCCTTTGTGGATAACTAAAGATATTGGTGCATCAATTATTATTTTTGATTTGGCTTTGCTTCATTTTAGAAAGGGGAAAGAATGTTAGGACTTGATGCAATACTTAATATTGGCGGTAAGTTAATTGACAAGTTGATACCTGACCAAGAAGCTAAGGCCAAGGCACAATTAGAATTAGCAACACTAGCCCAAAACGGTGAGTTGGCTCAATTACAAGCAGATTTAGATAGGTTTAAGGCAGAAGTAGAGGATAGAGACTCCGCTCGTAAGGCTCATGCAGAAGTTGCTACAAGTGCCAATTCAACACGATTAGACAAGGCTGTAGTGCCTCTTTTAGCATTGGGAGTAGTAGGACTAGCGTTTCTGTTAATTGCTGTCCTGATGTTCGTGGACACGCCTGACAATCAACAACAATTAGTTATCTTTGCGTTAGGTTTTGTAACAAGTGCCGCAGGACAGGTTCTATCGTTTTATTTTGGTTCAAGCCAAGGCAGTAAAGACAAAACTAAAGAAATGGAAGGGATGATTAGAAATGCTAAGTAATTGGGAAAAGTCTTTTGATATGGTTATCGCCCATGAGGGCGGATTTACTAATGACCAACGTGATAAAGGTAATCATTTACCTGATGGGCGTGAAGGTTGCACGATGTGGGGTTGTACGCAGGCTGTTTGGGAAAAGTATGTAGGACACGAAGTAACTCAAGATGATATGAAGGCGCTAAAGAAAGAAGATGTTAAACCTGTTTACAAAAGAGACTATTGGGATGCTGTTAGGGGTGATGATTTACCTAATGGCGTGGATTATGCCGTTTTTGATTTTGCTATTAATGCAGGGCCATTCGCCGCTCGTCGCATGATTCAAAAAGCATTAAGAGTCAATCCTGATGGGGTAATAGGGCCTGCCACCTTACAAGCTATTAAAGATGCTAATGGGTTAGACTTGCTCAAAAAATTTAGTAACAATAAAGAAGAGTTCTACAAGTCATTAGATAATTTTCCAACCTATGGTAAAGGATGGTTGAAAAGGGTGGCGGATGTACAGAAATCAGCAGAAACCATGATTGTATAGGCTTTTTTGAGAAAAAGTATTAAAATTACCTTAACTGTTTGTGAAAAACGGTAGCCAAAATTAACAAGGGCAACTAAATATGACGACCGCATCAGTAATGACTTACGACTCATTGGTCGAAAACATTCAGTCTTATCTAGACCGTACTGATGATGATACCCTTGCAAAGATTCCTTTGTTTATTATGTTGGCAGAGCAAATTATTGCCAGCCAAATTAAGTTTCTTGGCAACCTAACGGTGCAAGCCTCCACGATGACAATAGGTCAACCTATCATCGACAAGCCTGCTAGATGGCATAAAACAGTTTCTTTTAACATTACCGTAGCTGGTCAAAAACAACCTGTACTTCTTCGCAAGTATGAATATTTACGAGAGTTTGCCCCTGATTCAACAGTGACTGGCGTACCTTCTTATTTTGGTGACTATGACTATACGCATTGGTTAGTAGCCCCTTCACCAGCTTTGGCGTATGAATTTGAAGTTCTGTACTACGAGCGGCTTCAACCGCTTGATTCCTCCAACCAAACGAATTGGTTCACTATTTACGCCCCGCAAGCGTTGTTGTATGGGTCTTTGTTGCAAGCTATGCCGTACATTAAGAACGATGAGCGGATGCCTATGTGGCAACAAAACTATGACCTCATCATCCAAACGCTAAAAGCCGAGGATGTACAGCGTATTGGTGACCGTCAAGCAACCGTATTGGATACCTGATTATGAGTTATAACTCCCCCTTTACTGGTAACGTCGTTCAACCGACTGACGTATCGTATCGTCGCATCATCCTGACGTCTGACTTGCAGTTGACGTGGCCTATTAACGGCACAACAACTGATGACGCCGCCGCTCGTATCATGGAGGTGTCAACTACTACTACCGCTAATGAACTGTGGATGCCACCAGCTAATCAAGCCTCAGTCGGTCAAGATGCTTTGATTCGTAACGTCGGCTCTGTTGCTGTAACGGTCAAAGACTTTACTGGCGCAAACACCATTGTCACGATTGCCGCAGGCGAAGCACAATACATTTACATTGTTACGAATGCAACCACCGCAGGAACGTGGGGCATTATTGCTTTTGGTATTGGCTCTTCTGGTGCAGATGCCGCCACCCTTGCTGGTTATGGTTTATTGGCTATTGGTCAAACACTTAACCAATCTCAGCCTGTTACAACCTTCTCTTCTAATTACACTGCACTTACTACTGACCGCTCTAGCACTTATGTTTGGACAGGCGGTTCGGGTACTTTGACGTTATCAGGGGCATCTACTCTTGGCGACAATTGGTTTATGTTCTTGCGTAATGGCGGAACTGGTGCATTGACGGTTACGGGAACTGGCGGTAACACTATTAATGGTTCTGCCTCTTTAATTTTTCAGCCATCTGACTCTGCAATTATTGTATGTAGCGGTTCTACTTTCTACACGGTTGGTTTAGGTAAGAACACGCAATTTGCATTTACTCAGCTTTCAAAAGCGGTGACTACTGGAACGTATACGTTAACCGCAACAGAGGCGTCAAACGTCATTCAAAAATATACAGGAACTTTGACAGGTAATGTCACTATTATTGTTCCTCCAACGGTACAGGTGTACTACATTCAAAATGCTACCGTAGGTGGTGTTGGTAACTACACTATCACAATTACAACAAATACTGGTGGGTCAACAGCAACGATTGCGTCTAATCAGCAGGCCACATTAATTTGTGATTCTGTGAATTTAGTTAACGCTAATACTGTATTGGCTGGTTCATCTTCAATTGGTTTGATTGACGGTACGGTAGGCGCTCCTGCTTTGTATTTTGGTTCCGAGCCATCTACTGGCGTATATCGAGCCACCTCTGGTGAATTTAATACATCTATTTTAGGTGTCTTACGTTCAACACTATCCGCTACTGGTTTGGCTATTGTTGGCACTGGCAACTTTACTGGTGGCGTTTCTGGTGGGTCTTTCTAATGGTTAAGAAGGTATTCACTATTGATACCCTGCCCGGCGTACAACGGGACGGTACGATATTTGATATGAACTTCTACACAGACGCACTTTGGGTGCGTTTTCAACGTGGGCGTCCAAGAAAAATTGGTGGCTATCGAGCCATTACTAGTGATGCAAAAGGATACTCGCGTGGTATCTACGTTAACTCTCAAGACGGCAACAATCAAGTTTTTAACGGCTACAACAATGGTCTTGAAGTTCTTAACATTAACAACAATGGTGTTGGTGCTGGTGTAAATCAATTCACGTTTACAGGCTTAATACTGACACTTAATACCTTGGTGGGCGGTACGTTGTATACCAACGGTACATATACCAATGTAACTTTGACTGGTGGTTCTGGCTCTGGCGCTAAGGCCACGATTGTGGTTTCTGGTGGTTCAGTAACTACCGTAACGCTTACTACGGCTGGCAATGGTTATTCAGTTGGCAACACTTTAAGCGCTACTGCGGCAAGTATTGGCGGCACTGGTAGTGGTTTTTCAATCAAAGTTGCCACGATTAACGATGGGTTCATAGAAAGCGATTTGAACCTATGGCAGTTTGACTCTACTTTTGACTCACAAGGTTCTGGTAATCAATTGCTTGTGGCGCACGCTGGTCAGAATTTGGCGCAAATTGACCAAACATTTGCAACCCCTGTTCTAGCTGGAAATATCTCTGGGACAGTTTTGTCTCCGCTTGCAGATACTTCTGGCACAAACCCTACTGGTGACGTCATTGAAGTTGCTGGCGGCGTGGTGGTACTTCATCCATATGTCTTTGTTTATGGTGACAACGGCCTTATTAAGAATTGCGTAGCAGGAAATCCTTACGATTGGAATGGCGCAGACGCTAACGAGACAAACGTGGCATCTACAAAGATTGTAAAAGGCCTGCCAGTACGAGGCGGTTCAAATGCTCCTTCTGGCCTATTTTGGTCTTTAGACTCCTTAATTCGCGTTAGTTATACACCAACCACCGTAACCGTTTCAGGCACTCCACAGACGTTCTATTGGCGTTATGACATCATTACTAGTCAGTCGTCTATTATGTCTAGTCAATGCGTTATTGAGTACGATGGCATTTATTATTGGATTGGCGTTGACCGTTTCTTACTTTACAACGGTGTTGTCAAAGAAATAAAAAACACATTTAATCAGAATTATTTCTTTGACAATTTAAATTACGCACAACAGCAAAAGGTGTATGCTAATAAGGTTCCTCGTTTTGGCGAAATCTGGTGGTTCTTTCCTTCAGGTGATAGCGAAGAGTGTAACGATTGCATCATCTACAATATTCGTGAAGAATGTTGGTATGACGCTGGTGGTGCTTTAGGCGCACATCGAACTGCTGGATTCTTCTCGCAAGTATTCCATTATCCTATCAATGCTGGCGCAACTTTAAGCGAGTTGACTGAAGTTTTTGCAACAACAGCAACTACAGTAAACGCAAGCGCAAATATTGAAATTCCTCAAACCAACTTAGTGTTGTTAGGCCAACAAGTCATTGGCGCAGGTATCACAGACATTTCTCTTGTAATTGCAATTGCGCCAAGTGCAACACCTAACTATTTTACCGTTACGTTAGATAAGCCTGCCACAGCCTCTGCAACCGTCCCTGTGACGTTCAATACCACAGCGGGTAGGATTACCCTTTGGCAACATGAAATTGGCACTGACGAAGTTATTTTTGAATCATCTAACGCAATTGATAGTTATTTTGAAACTAGTGACTTAGGTTTTGTAGCTGGTGGCCCTGCCCAAACAGCGCCTGTAGGAGAGAATTTTTGGGTCAACTTAGAGCGTGTTGAGCCTGACTTTATTCAAGAAGGCGAAATGACTTTCTTAGTTACTGGTCGACCGTATGCACAATCAGCAGACGTAGCCTCGCAGGAATATACATTTTTACCAGACACGGGCAAAATTGATATGCGTCAGCAACGTCGTGAAATTCGTTTACGTTTTAGAAGTAATGTACAGGGTGGTAATTACCAAATGGGTAAGGTGCTGTTAAGCGTAACGCTTGGCGACGTCAGACCATACGGAACGTAATATGGCAATTGCGCTTGTATACGACCCTCGGTATCACACATGGAACTCTTGGACGAGTCTCATGGTCGAGGCATATGCGGCGCAACAGCTATCATCAAATACTCCCGAAGAGGAGTGGAAGCAGTGGGCGGCAGGTTTAAAGGCGATTGACATTTTTGTCAACGAAGGTATCCCAGCCCCCTATATATATGAGAACTGGCAAGATTGGGCATCAGCACTGGTCGGAGCAGTCAATCAACCAACTGAGGAAACGGCAACATGAACTTCATTGAAATATTTAACTATGTGGCAAAGGTGGCGCGACCAGCACACGCCACAGCAACTATCGCAAAGGCAATGGAAGATGAGTTTTCGGATATTGGTTTGGATAGCCTAGACGGGTTAGTCATGCTAATGTATTTTGACGAAATCTACGGCATTGCAGACGAGGTTAGTAAAGAGTGGTCACCTAAGTCTGTCCAAGAACTCCACGACCTTGTGATGGCTAATAAAACCAAAGAACCTACCTCGATGGAAGAAGTTGCGGAGATATGCAAATGATTTATCTAACGCACTATCGTACAGCCTCTACCCAAGACGTTGAACTATTTGACGACATTATTTATCCACAAAAGGTAAATTGGTTTCCAGATACCTACAATCGAACAAAACTAGGTCTAGTCTACGTTCCCCATAAATTGGCGGAAAAGGTACTTGACCCTGAGTTGCTTACCTACCTACGGGAAAATCCTGTGGGCAAGACAGCTTTTATTCTTGCTGGTGGCAACGCACACTTTGCTGGCATCGGTCAACGTGAGTACAAATCACGCCTGACTTACACCTACAAGTTCCTGCCATTCACGTTGACGCAGGTCTATGCAGGTCGTATTGCTCAGTCTTTTGGTGAAATGGACATGGTCAC